CACCGACGTTACGGAGGGCGCGTCCGGTGCGGAGGGCTCATGGACGCAGATCGCGTCGTCGACGAGCGAGGATCACTTTGCATTTGTCCCGAGCTATCACCCGACCGACGGCGACACCACGTTGACCGGAGTGAAGACGGTGTGGCTCGACATGGGGATCGGTGCCGCGACGGAAGAGGCAATGCTCGGCGCCGAGCAGAGCTACGTTTTCCGCTACGGGTCCGGCGAGCTCTGCGAAGGGCCTTGGAGTCCGTTCCCATGCTTCCAGGACGTCCCGTCAGGGACGAGACTCGTCGCCCGCTGCTCGCTCAGCGGTGCTGCAGATACCGGCCCGGGCGATGTTGCGATCCATGCCGTGAGTTGAGGGAGGAGAAATGGCGATCAGCGAACCGTACGAACTGGATGGTGTCACGGTCGGCTCAAGCGAACTCTCGATCGTGTCGGGCACGACCACTCTCCAAACCATCACGGACGACGGCGTCTATCAACTCTGGATCGACGCGAACACCATGGCGAAGGGTGACGAGTTCAAGATCAGGATCTACGAAAAGGTGGAGGCGACGGGCGGCACCAAGCGCGTTGTCCTCGTCGCAACGCTCAGCGATGCACAGAGCGAGATCTTCGTCACGCCGACGCTGATCCTCATGCACGGATGGGACATGACGATCCAGAAAATCGCCGGGACCGACCGCGCGTTCGACGCGTCAATCCGAAAGATTGCGTGATCCGTGAGCGGCGGTGCGGCGGCGTTCTGGTACGGGGGCGCGGATGCCGCCGCTCAACTTCAAGCGGCGGGCGCCTATACCCTCGTCGCCGAGACCGGGAGCTACGTTTTCTCCGGCCAAGCGGCCGAGCTTCGCGCGACGCGCACGATCGGTGCGCAAACTGGAACCTACGCGCTCAGCGGCAACGCGGCATCGCTCGTGCACGGGTACGCGATGGCCGCCTCGACAGGCGCGTACGTCCTCGGCGGGAACGCAGCCGACCTCCGTGCGAGCCGAACCGTCTCCGCGAGCACCGGCGCCTATACATTGAGCGGGAACGCTGCAGGCCTGCTCGTCGGGCGCGCACTCGTCGCGGCCGCTGGTGGCTACGTTCTGAACGGGTCGGTCGCGGGTCTTCACGTCGGGCGCGTCGTGCAGGCGGTGACCGGTGTGTACGCGTTCGGCGGGAACGCGGCAGGCCTCGCCGCTGCGCGCTTTCTCGCCGCCGCTCCCGGCGCCTACGCCGTGGCCGGGAACGCGGCCGGCCTCGTCGTGGGGCGCGTGCTCGGAGCGAGCCCGGGTGCCTACGTGTTCACCGGCCGCGCCGCAGATCTTATTCACGGCACGGGCGGAAGCTACACCCTGGTAGCCGCGACGGGCGCGTTGACCCTAACGGGGAACCAAGCACAGCTCGAGCTCGACACGAACCTCGAGGCGGCGCCCGCGCACACAGCGCGAGCGCAGGATCGGCACGGGACCCACGTCGAGGACGCGTCCGCAGCGCACGCCGCGCGCGAGTCGACGACGGCACGAGCAAGGAGATAACGAGATGACGGACCCCGTTTTGGCAGAGTTCCCGAAGGACCCCGACGACGATCGACCTTTCGCCATCGACTGGACCGACGCGCTCCCGCCTGGCGAGACGATCACGAGCGTTGTATGGGCCGTCCCGGCGGGGATCACCAACGTCTCGACCTCGAACACCGCGACGACGGCAACGATCCGGCTCTCGGGCGGGACGGATGGGACGACCTACAGGGTCGGGTGCAAGATCACGACGATGCCGAGCGGCTACAAGCTCGAGCGGTCCATCGGGATCCGGGTCGCGCATCGCTGACCGTGCGCGCGCCACGGTTCCGCCACGGTTCAGTCGTCCGAGCAGGCAAAAACCGGCGCTCCGAGCACCCAAGACCCCTCAAAAACCAGCGGGAAGCGCTTCCCCCTGAAACTGGGGGTCTGGGGGTCGCTGGTTCGAATCCAGTCGCCCCGATTTTCTAAACGCTCGGGACCGCTACGTTTTCTGTCCGGTCGGTTCCGAGCCCTCCGAGGCTCCGCCACGGTCCGCGCCACGGTTCAGCGCGTCGGTGTACTTCTCGTTGAAGCGATCGGTTGCGTCGCTGAGTACCTCGGTGTGCGCCAGGATGGCGTCTTGCAGTTCTTCCGCGGCCTCCACTATGCCGCGCAGTTGCGCGTTTTCTCTCCGCAGATTGACGAGCTCGGCTTCTTCGACCTGCACGAGCCGCGCCGGCTCCCGCTCGAGCTCCTGCACGACGCCTTCCCAATCGGGAAGCCCAAGGCGCCGCCGCAACTGCTCGTACCCCCTCCGCAGCTTGACGAGCTCGTCGCACGCCTCCTCCAAATCGCCGAGGTGGAAGTGCGCCATGGAATCGCCGGCGCGCCGCGCGGCGATGTAGGCCCGCAACCGGTCGACCATGCCGTCGTCTTGCTCCTCGCTCATGCCTTCCATCCCTTCTTCCTCGCCTCGACGCCAGCCGGCCCGATCCGGGGCGCGAGCGACACGGCGCCCCGCGCTCGCTCAACCTGCTCGGGCAGCAGGTGCGCATACATCGCCGTGACCCGCTCCTGCGACTGCCCGAGCATCCGGCCGAGCAGGTAGAGGTCCGGCGTACTCGCCAGGAAGTGCGTCGCGAACGTGTGCCGGCTTTTGTGCGGCCCGCCGGCGAGCTCGGCGGCGCGCACGACGGCCGCGAAGCGCTTCTTCGGAAAGCTCTCGTAGCGGCGCTTCGACCGCGTCGGGAAGACCCACTCGCACGGGCGTTTCGCTCGAGCGAGGAACGGGAGCAGTGCATCCGAGATCGGCACCTCGCGCGGCTCGCCGCTCTTCGTGTCGAAGTCGTCCTCGTCTTCGTCCGGCCGCGGCCAGATCCGCACGAGCCGGCGCTTCACATCGACCTCGCTCCATCGAAGGCAGATCGCCTCGGTCTTCCGGCAGCCCGTGTTCAGCAAGAAGACGAGCAACGGGAGCAGGCCGGGATCCTCCTTCTCGCATGCGAGGTAGAGGCGTTCGACCTCCGCACCCGTCCAGGCCTCGGCGTGCCGGCGCTTCGAGGGCGCACGGTACTTCCGGATCGCTGGCGAGGCGCACGGGATCCCGAGGCGCCGTGCGTGCGAGAGGATCGCCGAGAGGGCCATCAGCTCCCGATTCACTGTGCGCTTCGCGACCTCGCGCGCCCGTCGCGCGCGGTACGTCTCGACCAAGTCGGTCGTGATCGCCGTGAGCTTCATCGCGCCGAACGCCTCGGCGAGCTCGGCGATCTCGTACTTCCGGTTCGCCCAGGTCGTCTTGCGGAGCTCAGCTTCCGCGTGGATCCGGTAGCGGCCGGTTGAGAAGTCGGAGAACGTCGGCGCGACGCGTACCTTTGACGGCGCCGCGGCGTCGAGCTCGAGCTTCTTCAGCGTCTCGTACGCCTCGGCTTCCTTCCGCGTGCCGTTCACGATCCACTCGTGCCGCACGCCCCGATGCCAGAGCACCACCCGATACTTCTTCGGACCCCGCTTGTAGATCGCCATCGTCCTCGCCCTCGAAGATCGCCATCACGCCGCGCCGGAGCATACGCCATTGCCGCCCGACCTTGCGCGCGGTGGGGATCCGGCCTTGCTGGCAGAGCTGCACGATCGTCTTCGGCGAGAGCTTCAGGATCGCACCGGCCTCGGTGGGCGTGAGCACGTCGTCGGCAGCTTCAGCCATGCCGCTTCCGATGCTTCCCCGCGTTCGGACACGTCGCGAAGTGGCTCTTTCGCCGAACGATGGGCTCACCGATCTGCGCGACACGCGAGCGCCAGACGCGTCGGCCGCGCTCGTCGACGTCGACGTTGATCGCGACGGTTCCGTCCGTGCTCGGCGCGAAGTCGACCGGCATCGGCTTCCCAGCCTCGGTGAGCGTCCAGAGGATGAGCGCGCCGCAGCTCTTACACCGGCGCGCGCCGAGCTCGGGGTCGCTCTTCGAGACGCGCACGTCACTCACCGGTGGCTCCTCGGTCCCGGATGGCGCGGAGGGCGCTGGCGCAGTCAGCAGCACCCTGGCCTCGGCCCATCAGAGTCCACTTGTCTGCGGTTTGGTCGCACACCGCGATCGCCTCTTCCCATGTCGCGCGCCTGGTCACGGCCATCGCGACGCGAAGATCCTTCGCCTCGTCTCGCGGCGCCCGGCTGACGTCGCGTTCGCTCGCCGCCTCGAGTTCGGCGAGCTGATAGCGCGCGTCGTCCCGCTCTCGCTCCGCGCGGTCGAGCGCGGCGAGGAGGACGCGCATGTTGACGCACTCGGCACACTCGCAGCGTGCAGAGGGCGTGTCGCGACGGAAGGCGTCGCGTGTCTCGCGCACCCTGCGATCGATTTCGTCGTCGGTCATGACGCCGCTTTCCACGACTCGGCACGCACCACGGTGCCAGTGCTCTCGTCGACGAGTTCGACGCGGCCGTAGAGCTTCACCGGGCGATTGCGCGGCGTTGCTGGGACGAGAACCTCGACCCATCCCTCGCCGGGGCTCGCGCGCGAGACGCTGCCTTCGACGCGTACGCCGTCGAGGTACGCGACGAGACCGGCGCTCGACTGCGCGTGCATGTCGATCGGCTCACGCATGCCGCCCTCCGAACAAGTCGCCTTGCCGCCGAGCTCGATCGAGCCTGCCGATGTTGCGGGCGAACCGCGTGACGCTCGAGCCGTCGAACGAGTCCGCGCCGGCCTCGGCGCACAATCGAATGCGCCGCACGGTGTTCACGCGGCCGACGTGGTAGTAGAGCCCGCGCGCGCGACACCACCGGCCCCACCGCACGAGGTTCGCGAGCTTCCACTCTGTCGAGCCGCCCATGAAGATCCCGACGCGCGGTCCAACGAGACCGTCGACATCGTCGGCGCACATGCCGTCCTGGACCGAGACGAGGACGAGACGAGCGTCTACGAGCCTCGGCAGCCACGCGCGGGTGAGCTCGAGCGACGCGGTGGCATCGGCCACGACGTCCGGCGCGATCACGAAGTCGGCGGCCGCGCCGAGCCGCGCGTAGGCGCGTTCAAAAGCGAGCTCGTCGAAGCTCTCGCCGCGTTGGTGTGCCGTCCATGCGCCGTTGTCGAGCGCGTACGCAAATCCCTCGGCGCGCAGCACGCCGCGCGCGCTCACCATCAACCGCCAGCCGGCGCGCCGCAGCGCTTCGAGGTTTCGGCGCGTGCCGGTCCGCGAGGCGTACGCCATCACGGCACCCCCAGATCGCGAACGCCGGCCTCCGCGAATCCGCGCGCCCGATGCTCGCACGCGAGGCAGCGGCCGCACGGGGTCGGCGAGCGCGCACCGGCATCCTGCGGGTCGTAGCAGCTCCACGACCTCGCGACGGCTTGCTCGCAAGCTTCGCCGAGCTCGCGCATGAGTGCGATCGCGGCTGCCTTCGAGCGGTGGACGAGCGGAGCGTCGATCGCGAACGGTACGCCGAGGCCGAGCGACAGCGCGCGCTCGGCGACTCGGAGGTACTGCGGGCGGCAGTCGGGGAAGCGCTCCGCGTCGTCCTGGCAGCAGCCGATCACGACGCGGTCCGCGCCGTACGAAAGCGCGCGCGCCGCCGCAAGCGTCAGGAGGATCGTGTTGCGGCCCGGAACGACGACGCGGTCATGGTCGAGCGCGCCGCCGCGCGTGAGGCTCGTGCCTGTCCACGGAAGCAGAGCCTCGACACGTACGACCGGGACCCCAGCTCTCGCCGCGATCACGCTCGCCCGCACGAGCTCGATTCGGTGGCGCTGGCCGTAGTCGATCGCGAGCGCCGCGACCTCGCCGCGGCCGTGCTCGCGAAGCGCCCAATGCAGCGCGATCGCCGAGTCCATGCCGCCGGAGAGCAGCACGACGCTACGCATGCCGCCCTCCGAGGAACAGCGAGCTGCCCGCGAAGAGCTCGCGGCCGCGCTTCTCGGCCAGGCCGTTCGTCGTCAGGTTCCCGAGGTAGGTCGAGAACGTTCCGCTGTCCGGCGAGATGCCGCACCGCCGCCCGAGCTCGTCGCGCTCGCGCTGCATCTCGGCGAGCGCGGCGAAGCCGTCGCCGATCGTCGCCGGCGGATCGATCTCGAGCGGCGCGCTTTCCAGCTTTCGCGTCGGCGGCTGCGTCGGCTGCCCCGGGTACGCCGGCACGAGCGGCCGCGACTCAAGTGCATCGAGCCGGCGCTCGTGCGTGGCGATCAGCGATTCGTGGGCGCCTCGGAAGATGTTCAGCGCATCGACTTCGGCGCACGTCGCAGCGACGCGCGCCGGGATCGAGGCGAGCGTGGTCGCGATGTCGAGCACCGCCTCCTGGCCCTGCGCCATCTGCGCTTCGAGCGCGCCGACGCGTGCGCCGAGATCGTCGGACGCCCGCACCTCTTCGGCAGGCCGCGGCTCGAGGCCATGCGCGCGGCACACGGCGACGGCGTGCTTGACCGTGCTCGGGCCATCGTTGAGGGCGGACACGATGCGCTCGGCGAGAAGGCGTCCGAGCGCCATCGCAGCTGCGCGCTCGACCTCGTCGCGCAGCGAATGAATGCGCGGTCGGACGCCGATGTGCGGCGCGATGTCGACGTCGCACGTGATCGCGTAGTCGCCCTCGGACGGACGCCATTTTGCGGACCACACCGTGGGACCGTCGGTCTCCGCTGGCGCGTTCATCCGACGCCCTCGCCTTCGATGACCTCGCACGTCTCTTCGTCGACGATCTCCGTCGGCGCGCCCAGCCGATCGAGCACCTCGGCGGCGACGCCGTCGGTCACGGTGGCGATGTGCCGGCCGCGCTCGCCGGCGTCGTCGAGCGCTTCGGCGCTCGCCATCTCCGCGCTCTTCGGCAGGTACGGCCAAAGCGCACGGATCGCCGTCTTGCGCATCATCGCGATCGTGTCGGTCACCCACGGGCCGGCGTTCTTCGCCATCGAGCGCTTCCGTCGTGCCTCGACCTGCTCGCGCGTCAGCACCTCGAAGATCGGATCGGCATCGCGGATGCGCGCGACGGCGTAGACGTGCGTCACGAGCTCGGGGTCGACGCGCGGGCCGCCCGCGGGCACGTGGTGGATCTTCGGATCGGTTCCGAGCGACCACGTGAACGAGTCCCCCTCGAAGACGGGGAAGGCGTAGCAGCTCGTCACGAGGCCGCTGCGACGTGCGAGGTCGAGGTAGCCTTGGTAGCCGATCATGATCGTTGTCTCGGTGCGGCCCGTGCGTTTGTTGTCGCGCGGGATCAGCCACGCGAGGCCGAGCGGCGTGGACGGCTCGAGCCCGAGCTGCGCGAGCGCGAGCACGCTGCCGATGAAGCTCACCGCATCCGACTGCGCTAGCTTCGGCACGGTTCGGATCGCTGTCGTGCAGATCCGCGCCATGCGCTCGGGCGACACGTGCTTCGGCACCGCTCGCGCGATCTCGCTCTTCATGTCGCCGACGAGCTTCACGAGCGAGTCGCCCGGTTTGCTGCTCTTCACGATCTTCCCGTTGTCGTTCGTCTGCACCGTCATGCTTCGGTCCTTTCCTTCGCAGCCTTGCGCCGCAGCGATCGCCGGCCGCGCTTGTCCGCGCGGAGCGAATAGGTCACGTGGTTCGGCAGCACCGCGTAGGAGTGCCGCCCGATCGCGCCGCGAAGCGCGTCGTCGATCTGCTCGAGCCGCGCGTCGATCTCGCGGCGCTTCTCGGCCAGCCCGACGCGCTCTTCGTCGGCCTCGATCCATTCGCCGTCGAGCTCGACCGTGCTGCCCTCGTCGCGCGGGTAGACCGCCGAGAGTGACTTCGTGTCGAGTGGGCCGGGCGGGATCTGGCCAGCCTCGATGCGCGCCCAGAAGCGCCGGCCGGCCATGCGCAGCCGCGTGATCGCGTCCTCGTCGCGGACGACGTCATCCCACACGAGGCGGTGGACACCGAGCAGGCACGCGATCGACGCGCACTGCGCACCGGTCACGCACATCTGAGCTTGTAGCTGCCACCAGTACGACCGCGGGCAGCCGTGCTCCCAGCTGTCCGCGCGCCAGATCTCCGCCGTCTTCAGCTCGAGCGGGATCGTCCCGTGCACCGGGTGCGACGTCCACGCGTCGAGCGTCGCGAACAGCCAAGGCTCCTCGACCGACCGCAGCAGCGAGCCGGCCCGCCACGACCTGCGGTCCGCGTACCGCTCCGATGCGTACGCCGACAGGATCGTCGGCTCGTGCCACAGTCCCCATTCGAGATGCTCCGCGGCATCGCCGTCGTCAACGTCGTCCTCGACGTCGAGCAGCGCGCGCTTCTCCGTCCAGAGCCGCGCCGGTGTCTTCCAGCGCGACTCACCGACGATGATCGCCGCTTCGCTCGCACCAACGCCGGTGCGGCGAATGCGCAGCCAGGCCTGGCGGTCTGCGCTGTCGGCTACGACTTCGTAGCGTTGATGCACGGTGTCCGTTTGCATGGCTCAGATGTGGCAGTCCACGACGGTTAGCCGCGTGTCGTCTGGCAGAGCCGCGTACGACGCTTCCCACTGGGAACACCAGTCGTCTTCGCCCATCGCATCCGCAACGCACGCGAACATCAGCATGCGGCCCTTCTCGTGCCACACGCCGTCCGGCGTTACGTAAGCGAATGGCGTTACGATCGCGCGACGACGACGCGCGACGTACGCCTCAACGTCATAGCCGTAGTCGAGAGGCGGATCGGAATCGAACGCTTCCCACTGATCAACGCTCTTGCACAGCGCTTTCCACTCGACGATCTGGATCTGGGCCGCGTACGCGGCGCGAGCCGCGTCGATGTCGTGGGGGTACCGCTCACGCATCCCTGGCCACGAGAGTGGTCGTGGCACGGCCGCGTGCATGTCGAGCGCCAGCTGCCATCGTGCAAAGCGTGCGCGCGCAGTGATCTCCTCCGCGTCGCGCTTGCGTGCCCAATCGATCTCGGACTTGAGCGCTGTGTTCCTGTCGCCGGTCTTCGTGGGGAAGTATCCTGCCCACCGTCCACCAACCGTCCACCAATCCCATTTCGCGTTCGGGTTCTCCATGTATCCGAAGCGCTGTTCGCCGTCGACGACCGGGTGTGCGCGATAGCCGTGGTAGTCCACCGCATACGCTGCGATGCCGCCGACGTATTCAGCGCGCTCGTCGGCGTCCAAGCCGGCCCACCCATCGACGACGTCGGCCGTCTGATCGTGGAACGACAGAAACCGCTCCGGGCAGTCGCCCATGTTGTTTTCCTGGTACGGCGCGAGCGCTCGCTCGATCTCCGATCCGATCACGACAACCGCAAAGTGGCTCATCTCCTCCTCCCTTCGCCATCGAGATCTTCGCGGGCCCACATGACCGTCAACTCCCCGCCGACCTCGTGCCGCGTCACGTCCTCGACAAGTGCCGAACGAAGCACCGGGACCGGCAGCGCGTGCCGACGCGCGCGTGCGATGAGCTCCGCGTGCGGCAGCGCCGCGAGCTCGGCGCGGCGGCTGTTGAGAGTACGCTCGTACTCGGCGGCCCGCTCGAGCGCGGAGCGTGTGCTGCGCGCGGGCATGCTGGCCATGTGGGCAACGACCTTGGCGAGTTGGTTCACGTTTGTTCTCCTCCTGTGAGCCGCGCGGCAAGTGCGCATAGGTGTCGGGCCTCGCGCTGCGCAGCCGGCAGGCGTTCGCGCGAATACCGGGCCGCGGCCTCGACGGCGATCGCGTGCTCTTCGAGGGCACCGGCAACGACGCGCAGCACGCGCTCGGCGAACGCTGGCGAGCAGCCGACGACGTCGCGCACGTGCCCGATCACATCGGCGCCAGCCGGCGGGCACGTGAGCGTCCGGGCGAGCCGGCGCGCGCGGTCATCGGCGCCGATGATCCCGGTCCGCACGAGGAGCAGGCGGAGCTCCGACTGCACGCGCTCGACCGCGTACGTGCTGACGGGCAGCGCGATCGACACCGGCTCGCGCCGGACCGCGATCGTGTGCTCGCCACGGCATTGCGGGCATTCATCGGTCGGATGCGCCGCGCAGCGTGGGCACACGAGATCCGAGGCCCGAGGAGCGCATCGATCACCCGGCACCTGGGGGAGGGGCGGGCCGGAATCGATGCGCTCGTCGGAGCGCGGAGCGACGCGGGCGCGGGCGATCATCACGGCACCTCGACCGGGTGCGGGCCGAGCGCGTCGACGAGGTCGTCGAACGGCATCATCTCCTCGCCGGCGCACGAAGGAATCGCGGTGCACTCGTGATCGCGGTCGAGCTCAGCGCCGCAGTCGCAGCGCTCGAACATGTCGAAGGCGTCGCCGATCAACGCGTCGAGGATGTCGCGGCTCATGACGCCCCCCACTCTTCCGGCGACGCCTTCGCGTCCTCGCCCGCGCTCGGGATGCGGCGCACGAGCCGGTCGGCTGCGCGCTGATCACGCATCGCTTCGGCGACGCATGAGACGCAGACGCGAGCAAGGTTCTTGCGACAGCACTCGCACCGTGACGGCGCGTCCGAAGCGAGCACAAGCGCCGCGAGCGATGCGCAGCCCTGGCAAACTCGCTGCCGCACGGCGCCCTCTTGCGTGATGCGGAGCACGAGCTTGCCGCGAAGGAAGGATGAGCCGCAGCTTGGGCACGCGCGTTTCTTCGTGCGCTTCACGACGCGCACCTCGTCGCCCAGTGCTGGCGCTCTTCGTCGTGCTTCGCGTCGAGCGTGTCGAGCTCGTCGGCTCGCTCGAGCCAAGCCCGCGCGCGCCCGTACGTGCGCCCGGCACCGCGCGCCCACACCGTGTCCGCGGGGTATTGGCGCTCGAGCAGGAGGTACTCTCCGAGCTCGAGGAGCGCGTCGAGCGCGAAGCGACGTGCCGAGTTGCGACGCGTGGTCATGCTGCCCTCACTCCGCGGCGCCGCGGACGATCGGGGATCGTCTTCGCGAGCCGACGAGGGCGCGTGTCGAGCGGCTGCGCGTCGATCACCATGGTCGCGTTCGCCGCAGGGAGCAGCGCGGAACCGAGCTCCACACCTTCGTCGAGCTCGACGATCGCCATGAACCCGATCACCAAAATGCGCTTCCGTTGAGCCATCTCGACCTCCGACCAGAACACTGCCAAGCGTATTGCCGACTGTCAATGCTTCTGGCAAACAAAATTGCGGCTGGCCGTCCGGGCTGCGAACGTCGTGATCAGGAAGTCGAGGAACGCATGCTTGCGCTCGTCGGGCAGGCGCTCGTCCCACAAGATGCCGATGCCTGGGAGGTGCGCTCCCGGGCAACCGGCCACATGGGAGATCGCGAAGCCCTCTACCCGGGCTCGGTCCTCAGGACTCAAACGTTGGACATCGTTATCGTTTTGGCTTCGCGTTCCCATCTCGTCCTCCCTTTGGTTTGGGGGGACGGACGATCTCGACGCGAACCGACTGACGCTGTCCGATCAGTCGACGCAAATTTTCTGCAAGCCGCTCACTGGCGCCCGCAGACGACGCTTCTACTGGTGCCCACGAACCGGCAGACCCACCGCGACTGGTCGTCGGGGCACGTCGCGAGCCATCGTTCGTCCCAGCCGGTGCATTCGCCGCGCGGCCGGTTTGGGCAGCTGACGATGGGCTCGCCGAGGCACGTCCATCCCTCGGACTCCAACGTCTGCGCCCGCCGTGCCGAGCCGGCGTTCGAGTAGCATCCGGCGCCGAGCGCAACGAGCGTAAGGAAGAGCAGGTTCCTCATCGCTCGCGCCCTCGCAAGTCCAGCACCCAGCTCGCGACCGTAGTCCAGGACTGCCAGGACGTGATCCCGGTCGTGTCGGTGAGCACGTTCCGGATCCGATCCAGATCGTCGGCCGTGAGTTCGTTGGTGCGAGAGTAGTTCGCGAGGAACTCGTCCCAGAAGGGCGGCTTGTCCCGCCGACGCAGGTGGTGGTCGTAGCGCGGGTTCTTGCCGAGCTCGGGCGAGAAAAAGAAGTTCGCGTCCAGATCGAGTCGTTGGACGGCCTGCGCCAGCGTCTTGACGTTCAAGCTCCGCCGAGGGTCCTTCCGAAGTTTCGATATCAGATCGGACTGGAGCCCTGTTCGGCGCGAGACCTCGACGTTTGTCCCGCATTCTTCGAGCAACTGCTCGAGGAGGAGCCTCATCCGCTCGGCGGGCAGCTCGGGATCCACATGCATTCGCTCATCGTCGCGGCTCATGGCTCGTCAATGGTATTGACGTTCGTATAGACCTATGTCAGCGTTCGACTGATGACGCCGCGGGAAAAGCTTCAGGAGTGGATGACGGAACGGGAGCTCACGCGGACGCAGGTCGGCGCTCTCGCAGGCTGCTCCGAGTCGATGGTTGTCCGGATCCTGAAGGGTGAACGCACGCCGGGCGCGCGGATCGCGATCGCGATCGAACGCATGACCGAGGGCCGCATCCCCGTCGTCGCTTGGTACGAGGCCGCGTGACCGGAACGTAAGTCGCGATCGCGCTTCGCAACACTGATCGACTGCGCAGCGTGTGGAGGGAGACGGGGATGGAAGCAGAAACGGTTCGCGTGCTCGTGCTGGCCGGCGTCTACGTCGTCGGCATCGGCGCGATCGTCGGCGCGGGTCTCGTGCTCGTGCACATCGCCGAACGCGTGGCCTCGCGCGGTGCTCGCCTTCGGAGGACGCCGCGTCGCGCGCGAGCTTCGCGCGTTGCTAGCCCCACTACGACCGCGCGACGAGTCCACAAGAAGCAGACGACGTGGCCGGAACCCGAGGTGCGCGCGTGAAGGTCTACGTCGCAGGGTCGAGCGCGGAGATCGCGCGTGCGAAGTACGTGATCGCGAAGCTGCGCGCCGCCGGGATCGAAGTGCCCGGCGACTGGCCGGCGATTATCGACGCGCACGGCGGCAAGGCCAACGCCGGGCTCACGAATGAAGAGCGCCTCGCCGCCGCGGTCGTGTGCCTCGAGCACGCGACGACGTGCGATGTCTTCCTGCTGCTCGTGCCGCACACGAACACGGTCGGTGCGTGGGTCGAGCTCGGTGCCGCGGTCGAAGCGGGCCGGCGGTGCGTCATGTCCGGCACGCCGGCGGACACGGGTTGTTCGATCTTCACGGCAATCTGCGCGCCCGTTTTCGAGTGCGCGCCGACGTTCGAGTCGTTTCGGATCAGCGGCTACGAGAGCGAGCAGCACGTCCAGTTTGCGCAGGAGCGCGCTGATGATCTCGCGATCGCATGGATCACGGGCTGCGCGTCGGCGCTCGGTTGCGCAGCGGTGGAGGCCGCCGAATGACGCGCGAACGACTCACGGCCTTCGGTCGCGTCGCGACGCTCGCCGGCATTTACTGCGTCGCGCTGCTCTCGCTGCGCGGCGCCTTCGCGCAAGATCGTGCTTTCGAGCGCGGCTCCGGGACGCCGGGCAATGGTGCCTCGGCGTTGGTTCCTGATCCGCATTCGGTCTCCCTAGACACACCTGGGGCCGCGCTCGAGCGCACGACCGAATCCGTCGCGCGCGTCTGCGTCGCCGAGGCCGGTTGGGATCTGCGCACCGGCGACTGCGCGGCGATCGCATGGCTGCTCCGTCGCCGCGCCGCGCGGCTTGGCGTGAGCGTCGACGTGCTCGTGCGCCGCTACAGCACGCGGCATTTCGACGAGGAGCGCACCGACGCGCGTCGGTGGATCGTCGGGCTCACACTCGCCGCGACCGTTGATGGCTCGCCGGCGCCCGAGGGCTGGCCAAGATCGCTCGAGTGGCCACCGTACCGACGCGCGCTCGGCGCCGCGCACAACCACGTCCGCGGCGTGCTCGTTGGCGACATCGGTGATCCGTGCCGCGGGGAGGCTGCGCATTGGGGCGCCCGCTTCGGCGACGACGTCGAACGTGCTCGTCGCGCAGGGTGGCGGCTGCTCGAGTGCTCGGGCCGCGAACGCAACGCGTTTTGGAGTGTGCGCTGATGGAGCCTGCGCAGACGCTCGTGGCCGATCCGCCGTGGCTCTTCGGCGACAAGCTGCCGGGGCAGACGCGCGGCGCCTCGCGCAACTATCCGTGCCTCTCAACCGATGAGCTCTGCGCCTTCCCGCTGCCGCCGCTCGCGACCGATTGCCGTCTCTTCATGTGGCGCGTGGCGAGCATGGTCGACGAGGCCCTGCGCGTCTGCGTGGCGTGGGGCTTCACGCCGAAGAGCGAGCTCGTCTGGATCAAGACGCGCGATCACTTCGCGCTCGAAGACGAAGGGATCCTGCCGCGCGCGACGATCCACTTCGGCATGGGCCGCCAGGTTCGGATGTCGCACGAGGTCTGCATCATCGCGACGCGCGGCAGGCCGCCGACGCTGAGCCGATCGATTCGCTCGGTCTTCTTCGCGCACTTCGGCGGTACGCACTCGCGCAAGCCGGAGCGCTTCTTCCGCATCGTCGAGCGGCTTAGCCCCGGTCCCTATGTCGAGCTCTTCGCGCGGCGTCTGCGTGAGGGATGGACGACGTACGGCAACGAGCTCCCGGGTGGGGCCATTCACGCGGAGCCCTCTCGATGATCCTCCGCGACTACCTCGACTGCGGCGAGTCGTTCGTCGTGATCGCGAACGCGAAGCGGTGCATTCGCTGCCGCAAGCTCTGCGTGCTCTGCAAGGCGCGCCCAAAGGCGATCCCAACACAGACACGCGGGCGGTGCGAGGAGTGCGCCGGCGTGCACGTCGGGGCCGTGGGCGCTCTCGTCGACGGGACCACGCGCTACGGCGACGACGTTGCCGCACAGCTGTTCGTCGGCACCTTCCCGCGTGGCGCGTCGCACGCGCTGATCGGCGACGCCATGGGTCTGACGCGCGCGCGCATTCAGCAGGTCGAGGCGATCGCGCTCCGCAAGCTCGCCCGGCGCCTGCCTCTCGTTGGGGTCGAGCCCGACGACGTGCTGCACTACCTCGCGAACCGGGAGCGTGCGGCATGACGGCGCGTCGCTGCGATCGCCTGCGTCTTGCCGCGAGCAGCTCGTTTTCGGCGGCGGAGATAGCTCTGCTCGACCAGCTGCTCGCGGCCCTGCGTCGTGGTGCCGATGTGCGGCTTCTCGTCCGGACACCCGAGGCCCGCGCGATCATGCGCAAGGTCGAGGCGATGAAGCTGACGCTGGTGCGTCAGCACGTGAAGCGCGACGCGGCCATCGACGAGCTCGGCAAGCCGGATCCCGCGCGGGAGCGTGGACGATGACGGCAATGCTTCTCGCCCTCGACCCGAGTATGCGCGCCACCGGATGGGTGATCGTGCGCATCGACACCGGCGAGCTCATGCGCGCTGGCGCGATCGAAACCGAGGCGCGTTGCGGGCGCGACGATTGGGCGCTCGAGCGCGTCCACGACGCCGGCCGCTGCGGCCTCGAGCTCGCCGAGGCAATCCAAGGCCTCGTGAACTTGCTTCCCCATCCCTCCGCGGTCGCGCTCGAAGGGCCGCTCGGATCGCAGGACGCGATCGCCGCGGCCGACCTCGCCCGTGCAAACCAGGCCGTGCGCTGCGGCATTCACTTCGCTGATCTGCGGCCCGAGCTCGTCGTGACCGTGAGTTCGTACGCGGCGAAGCGTGCCGCGACCGGAACGAAGCGCCCGAAGGACCCGAAGGGCGACGTGCGCCGCGGCGTCGAGGCGCGTTACGGCGTCGAGCGCATGGCCACGCTCGCGTCGGTCGCACGAACGCTGCGCGGGCGCGAGGGTATCTACGACGCTGCGGCTGTCGCCATGCGAGCTCTGAAGCTCGGCGCGGTACGCGCACTGATAGAACTGGAAATCGAACTGGAAAGGATCCTCGAAGCATGAGCAAGAAGAAGAGCAACGGAAAGGCCACCGGCGCCGTCAACGGCGACGTGATCGGCCGCGAGATGCGGATCGTCCGTCGAAATCTCGACGACGAGGCGATCGAGGAACTGCGCGGGAAGATGCGCCGCACATACGCTGCGCAGCGCCAAGAACAATCGTCATTCACGGGCTTCCGCAAGTGGGCAGAGCCGCGGGCGCGCGCCGCGCTCGATCCCGACTACGAGAACGACTCGATCGAAGGCGAGAGGCTGCTCGACGAGGTCGAGGCGCGCGCGCTTCACGACGAGGTCGAGCACCGGCGCAAGCTGAAGAGCTCGAGGGTCAACGCGGTCAAGGCCGAGCGTCGGCTCCTCATGGATGCGATCGCCAACGGCTACGAGCACCGCATCGTCGAGTGCGAGTGCCGTGCGAACGTCGACGCGCTCTCCGTGCAGATCGTCGATCCGGCCACCGGCGACGTCGTCGACGAGCGGCCCATGACGGGCCCCGAGCGGCAGATGTCGATGCCCGGCGACGAGCTCCCGAGCAACGGCGCGCAGGCGCCCGACGCGGTCATGTAGGAGGAGCGGCGCCCGTGGCTCGGATCCGAACGTTGAAACCGGAGTGGCTCGAGGACGAGCGGTTGGCCGCCGCGAGCGACGCGGCGAGGCTCTTGTCCGTCGCGGTGATCCTGCTCGCCGACGACCACGGAAGGGGTCGAGCGAACACTACGCGACTTGCGGCGGACGTCTGGGGCTACCGCGACGAAGTCGACTCGATCGAAAAAGTCGCCGCGAGTCTCCGCGAGTTGGTCGAGATCGGCTTCCTGCGTCTCTACCGCGTGCGCGGCCAGAGCTACTACGAGATCGTAAACTGGCGAAAACACCAGCGAATCGACAACGCCGGGAAGCCTCGTGTGCCCGAGCCGAGCGAGGCTGAGACAGACCCAAACCCCGACGACCACGGGCCGAACGGAGGCTCGCGGAAACTCGCGGCGGGAAATCTCGCGGAGACTCGCGGCGTTTCGCTGCCTGACCCCGACCCCGACCCCGACCACGATCGAGGAAGAGCGCTCGCCGCGAAGCGCGGCGGCGCCACCGGCGGCGACTCGAATGTGGTGCCGATCCGGAAGCCGTCCGACCGTGCGCCGAGCGACCTGCAGGACGCACAACGCATTCTCGAGCGGCTGCTCGACGAGGCCTGGGTCCGGATCAAGGGCCACGGCATGGGCAGCGGGGGGACGAGCTACGTGCGGGCGGCGGCGGCCTGGATCTGGGAGACCGTACACGCCGACCCTCGTCGCTGGCAGCTACTCGCTCTGAGCCTGGTCCTGAAGTGGGAGGCGGATCCGTACCTGCGCGAGAAGCGGCTGCGAGGCCACCCGGCACGCAACTTCGCGGACCGCGCGCGGGCGCTCTACGAGGACGAGCAACCGACGGCCGAAGCGCGGGGCGCCTATCAGAAGCCCTCGTGGAACGAGATCGACGACGCTCGCATGCGACACTACGCGCACGAGCGAGAGTGGCGCGAAGCCGATCTCGGACGGCCGCTCAACGAAGCCGAACTCGACGAAGCGATCGATGCCGCGAAAGCATCTTGGCCCGACGTCATGGAACGGTTTCTCGCTGAGCACCGGGCCGCATGGGAGCGCAGCGCATGAAGCAGGCCGTCGATCGCGAGCTCGCCGACGCCGAGATCGCTGTGCTCGCATGCGCGATGCTCGACGGGCGCGAGCTCGCACGCTGCACGCTCGACGCCACGGACTTCGTCAGCGTGCAACGCGCGCTCATCTTCGGCGCGCTCTTGCACCTCTGGCGATCGGGCACCGCGATCGAGATCCTCACCGTGCGCGCCGAGCTCGTGCGGCAGGGCGCGCTCGATCGCATCGGCGGCGACGACGCGTTGCTTGCGCTCACCGAGACGATCCCGAACGTCGAGAATGTCGAGCACTACGCGTCGATAGTGCGCGATGCGTCGATGCGTAGACGGCTTCGCGAACACGCGCAGCGCGTCGCCGCCTACGCGTCGAGCAGCCGATCGCTTGCCGAGCTCCGAGACGATGTCGCGCAGCTGACCGCGATCCTCGATCGGCACGACACGAGCCGCACCGAAATGAAAACGATCGGCTCGAGCGCGAGCGCTGCGATCGACGACGCACGAGAGCGCGGCGAGCGCGACGAGAGCACCACGATCACGACGGGGCTACCCGCTCTCGATGCCTACTGCGACGGGTGGGACCGCGGCGACCTGATCGCGATCGGCGGCGACAGCGGCGCGGGCAAGAGCACCACGATGTTGTACATGGCGCGCGCCCAAGCGCAGGCCGGAGAGCGCGTGCTGATCGTCTCTCTCGAAGACGCCGAGCTCCGGTGGGGGCGGCGTGCGGTCGCAGCTTCGAGCGGCGTCAGCGTGCGCGCGTTGAAGCGCGGGCCGTGGTCGGGCGAGCAGACGCGCTTGATCGACAAGGGCCTGCGATCCGTGCAGGCCGAGAACGTCTGGGGCGCATACCCGCTCGGCGGCACGATCGACGAGGTGCTCGCTGCGATCCGCCAAGCCGTCTACGTGCTCGGCGTCACCGTCGTCTACGTCGACTACCTGCAGGCCTTCGATGCGGGCGACGACGACAGCGAGCTCCGGCACCTCATTCGCCGATGGCTCACCGCGCTCCGACGTGAAGCGGCGAGCGGGCTCGTCGTGCTGGTCGGTTCGCAGTACCGAAAGCGCGAGGACGACACCAAGCGGCCGAAGGACAGCGACCTCTACGAGGCCGCCTACATCCGGCAGAAGTGCGACGCCATCGTGCACGTGTGGCGTGATGCCGACAGCGGGCGCAGATGGTTCATGTCGAAGCACAAGGACGTCGACCCTGTCGAAGGGATCCTTCTGCGCGATGAAGCGACCGGGCTTCTCGCACGCGCGGCGAGCGAGCAGGTCACGTCGTCGAAGCAGAAGCGCGGACAGCAGCAGGCGATGGACTACGACGCCCGTGAGTTCCGCGACGACGACGAGGGCGAACGATGGAGGGCAGGGCTGTGATCGACACCTCGAAGCCGTGGCCCACGTTGCGTGTCGAGGGCGTGGACCACGTGGCGATCACGCTCGACAGCGTGCACGGGCATCTCATCCTGCGAGCATGGGAGCTCGCCGAGTTGTGCGCCGCTATCGAGCTCGACCGCGTACAGCGTCCGGACATGGCGAGGCTCTATGCGGTGCGCGCTCATCGCGGTTGGACGTGGGCTGACCTCATGGATGGAGCATTCGGACTCCGCACGCACCATGCACCTGGGCACATGACGATCGAGGCCGCTTTGAAAAAGGTTGGGCTCGTCGTCGTAGAGAGCGAGGCCCGCGTGAGCGAGGCGGACAAGGGAGTCGAACATGAGTGACAACAGCAAGAACGGGGCATCGAGCACGTCTACCCGAACGATCTATGTCGAAGTGCCGGACGGAGACGGACGGACGAAAACGATCAGCTTCACCGATGAGCAAGCGGACTGGAACTTCTCGAAAGAGAATCCGCTCGCGATGAACATCGTGGTGTGGAAGGACCGCGAGCGAGATATCGCCGACGTCATCACGGTCGCGGTGTCGCGGTGCACGATCGTGCTCAAAAACGTGCAGCTGAGCCGAATCGCGCGTCCAGTCCCGAGCATCATCCAGGCGAAGGGCTAGCGATGGCGGCCGCGCCCACACGAGACCGCAAGTATGGCGCATGCACCAAGTGCGGGCGCTCAGTCTTCCATCGAAACCGGCGCCTCTGTCGCCATTGCTACGTGACGGAGTCGCTCCGGAACAAGTCGACGCCTCTTCGGCGGTGGCGCGCACGCACCGGCAAAAGTTTTCGGTGGCTCGCGAAAGAGATCGGCGCCGACTACAGGACGATCACCCGCATCGCGAACGGCGGGAAGACGTCGCGCGCGATGCAGTATGCTATTCACGCGCTCACGGGCATTCCGCTCTCTGAGCTCCGGAAGAATGTATGAACAAGAAGCGCAAGAGGCCGCCGGTCCGAGAGATGAACCGCGAACGTGCAGCACGCGTGCTCGTCGAAGCGACGTTGACCAGCAACGCGAAAGCGGCGCACGCGCACGGCACCACGGTGACAACGATCGCGATGTGGCGGAAGAAGCTCGAGACCGACCCGGAGCTTGCTGGCATGTACGCCGCGGAGCTGCGCAGAGCTGACGGCCTATGGCGGAACGAGCTTCGGCTCCTGATGCTCGAAGGCACAAGACGGACGCGCGAGCTGCTCGCTACCGCGAAGGCAGAGGATCTCCCGATCATACTGGAGACCATCCGCATCGCGGGAGAGCTGCTCGTACAATGGGAAGCGCTGGTGTTCGATGGGCTCGATGCGGGTAATCGAGAGGGTCGCGCGCCTCCGGCGGACGCGCCGGGCGCTGGCGAGGGCACGCCGGCCGTCCACTAGCGTCCAGGGCGATCCCGGACCGCTCGTCGACTTTGTCCCGAGGTTGCAACCGCGCTTCGAGCCGCCGCGCCACCTTGCACAGCTCGCTGACGCGCTCGAGCGAGCTCCAAACGGAAGGCTGCGCGCTGTCGTATCCATTCCGCCGCGCATGGGGAAGACCGAGCTCATCCTCTCGTTCTTCGCGTGGGCGCTGCTCTCGCGGCCGTGGCTTCAGTTCATCTATCTGACGTACGGCGGCAAGCTCGCGAAGTCGAAGAGCGGAAAGGCTCGCGCGCTCGCGCGCACGGCAGGCGTGGTGCTCGACGAGACCTCGACCGCGAAGGATGAGTGGCTGACGCCAGATCAGGGGGGCGTGCGCGCGGCGGGCATGGATCAGTCGGTCACGGGCCAGGGCGCGAACGTACTGATCATCGACGACCCCCACAAGAATCGAGTCGAAGCGGAATCAAAAGCGGAGAGAGATCGGGTGTGGGATCTTGTGACGGGAACCGCGGAGACGCGGCTCGAGCCCGACGGGTCGATCATCATCTGCCAGCAACGATGGCACGAGGACGACGCCGCCGGACGTGCCCTCGCCACCGGCGAGTTCATGCACATCAACCTGAAAGCGATCGGCGACGACGGTTCTGCGCTCTGGCATCGATGGCCAGTCGAGGAGCTCGAGCGAAAGAAAAAGATCGTCGGCCCGTACAACTGGGCGTCCCAATACGAAGGTCGACCCATGCCGAAAGGCGGTCGCCTCTTCTTCGACGCCCTCCTCGTCGACGACATACCCGCCGAGCTCGTCGTCGCGATTGGCGTCGACCTGGCACACACCGCGCGGACGAGCTCCGACTGGTGCGTTGCGTTGGCGATGGGCCTCGATCGTCGCACGAGAATGCGATACGTCCTCGACGTTCGGCGGCGTCAAGCGAGGCTTGCGGACGTGGTCCGTGATGGACAGGTTCTCGAAATGGGGTTCGCCCGGGACGTCGCTGCACTGCAAGCGGCGTATCCGGGCGCACGCACGGTCTGCCACATCGGAGGGAAGGAAGACGTCGTGGTTGAACTGATGGGAGCCCTGAAGGAGTCGCCCGTGTACATCGAGACGATGCCGGCGCTCACCGATAAATGGGTCCGACATCAGGCCTACGGCGCAGCGTGGAACCGTGGGGAGATAGGCGTGCCGCGCCGCGCGCCTTGGGCGGCTCAGCTCGTGAGCGAGCACAGCGGCTTCCGAGGCAAGGACGGCGACGAGGACGACACCGTAGACGCTGCGGGGTCGGCGTATACTGCGCTCGAAGAGGCGGGCGCTCCTCCCGAGGCGAGCGGGAATGAGCGACTCACCGCGGGGTTGAGGAGAACGCGATGGACGTGACGAGGAGGATCTGCGCGGCGATATTGTTGCTCGGGTGTTCTGATGCGCGCGGTCCTGTGGACGACGCTTCCATGCCGTTCGACGCTGGCATGGCTGACGGAGGCGCTGACGCCGCGAACAATGTCGATGCTGCTGTGGTTGGCCCGGTGGTTCAATGCACCATGGAGACCGGAGTCTGGGAAGCCGAGTGCTTCGAGGGAGGAACCCGACGGTTCGACCTCATTGCTCGGTGCAGCACGAAGGGTGCGGTGAGCGGGATAGCTGCCACGTGCGATTCATCCGGAAACCTCGTCGCATGCCCGACGCCCACGTATCCGCTCTGTAGCGATGAGTAGCGCTCGGAACTTTCTCTGAGCGAAAGTCGTTTCGGATGATCCCCGTGCGCAACGCAAACCAAATTTCCGGGGGTCACGCGCCCTAGTTCTCCGAGCTCGCGGAGCCACGCACTCTCCGGTCGTGGGCGTTGTCGTCCCGATCTCCTCGCACGTGACGCGCCCGTCGATGCGGGCTCGTCCGGTGACCGCACGGCTCGCGGCGATGAAACCGGAGCACCTCGCGGCCATCCTCGCGAGCGCGGAGCGCGGCGAGATCCAGCAATGGGCGGACCTGTGCGATCGCATGGTCCAGATCGACGGGCACGTCCGGGCGAACTACGAGACGCGGCTCGCGACGGTGGCGGGCGCGCGCTGGGAGATGCTCGAGGGGAGGACGGGCGACCCCGCGCGCGACGCGTGGGCGCTGCCGGCGCGCGATTTCTGCGAGAACGTGTTGCGGTCGACGCCTGCCTTCGAGCCGGCGGTGATGGATCTGCTCGACGGAATCGGAGTCGGGCTCGGCGTCGTCGAAGTCGACTGGGCGTGGCAGAGCAACGCGTGGGTGCCGATCGATCTGCGCTGGGTGCACCAACGACGCTTCCGTTGGGGCGAGCAGTGGGAGCTCCGGCTCCTCGAGACCGGCTACGGCGGTTCGTGCGGCGGCAGGGGCAAGCCCGTTTCGGAGTGGCCGCGGAAATTCATTGTGCACACCCCGCGAGCTCGAAGCGGGACGCCCGGCGTGAGCGGATGCCTTCGCCCGGTCGCGTGGGACTTCCTGTTCAAGCGCTGGGCGAAGCAATTCTGGGTGCAAGGGGCTGAGCGCTTCGCATGGCCCTTCATGTACGGCGAAGTGCCGCGCAATGCGCCGCTCGAGGTGCGCGAGAAAATGAAGAAGGCGCTCGAGGAGATCTCCGCGGACCATTCCGCGGTGCTCGAGGCGGGCGACGCGATCAAGATCCTCGAGAGCGCGATCAAAGACGGGGGCACGTGGAAGGATTTGGTCGAAGCGCTGAACGGCGACATCTCGAAGTCGATCCTCGGCTCGGTCGACCAAACCGAACCCACAAAGGTCGGCGCGTGGAAGGCGGTCGAGAGCCGGAAGGGAACGACGGTCGATTCGCGGACCGCGATCGACGAGCGACAGCTGAGTTCGACGCTCGAGTCGACGCTCGTAACGTGGCTCTGCGAATTCAACACGCACCGTTTCGGCGGAGTCCTCCCGGCGATCCCGAAACCGCGTTGGGTTGTCGCAGAGAAGCGCCGCGAGATCCCCGAGCACCTCGCCGAGGCACGCGTCGTCACTCGAAACGAGCTGCGAGCTTCCATTGGTCTCGACCCCATGCCCGGGCCCATCGGAGAAGAGCTCGTGGGTGAAGCGGACTGAGGCCCAAGGGCCCGGCACCTTGCCCCACTTCTACGCACTCGTCGCCGCAGTCAACGTCCGGGTTGATGGGCCTCCTCGTGGGTGCGGCAACGGAACCGCTCGCAGACGTCGGCGAGAGCGATCTCGCTCGTCGTCTGCGAGCGGGCGGCTTTCTCGCATTCACGCGCTCCTCTCGAATCACTCTGAAGGACGGCGAGCGCGAGACTTGGATCCAGGTCTCGAAGCTCGGGGAGTGGAAGGGTCACGCCGCCGGCGAGTTCTCGCTCGAAGCGGAGCACCACGACTCGGCGGTCTCGCAGTTCGGACGAACCGCGAACGATCTGGTGCTCGACTACGAGCACCAGAGCGTCTCGTTCCTTCCCGTCGAAGCGCCGGCCGCTGGGTGGATCTCGGAGCTCCGTGTCGAGGACGACGGCGCATTGATGGCGCGCGTGAAGTTCACCGACAAAGCGGCGCAGTACATCCGCTCCGACGAGTATCGATACACGTCGCCCGTGTGGCTTTTCGACGTGCCCGATCGCGAGAACGGCTCGCCGATCCTCGCCGAGCTGCACTCGGTCGCCCTTACCAACGTCCCCTTCCTCGACGGAATGCAACCGGTAGCGCTCAGCCGCCTCACCAAGAAGGAAATGATCATGAGCACCACGAAGACCAGGAAGAACGCAACCCCGGCCGGCGAGCAGGCGCTCGCAGAGCTTCAAACACTCCTCGGTCTCGGGAGCGAAGAGGAACTCGCGGCGTGGGTCTCGCAGAACTCGGGCGCGCTCGAGTCGATGGCCAGCGGCGAGGGCGGCGGCGAAGCAGAGATGGTCCGCGCCGAGCTCACGCGTGCTCGCCGAGATCTCGAGACGAAGACGGCGGCGCTGTCGATCGCGATCGACGAAAAGACATCGCTCGCGGCGGAGGTATCCGCACTCCGTGAGTCGGAGGCGCGGCGCCTCGTCGACGAGGCGATCAAGGAAGGGCGCGCAAGCGCGGGACAGCTCGATGCGCTCCTTACGCTCGCACGGCATCCGGCGAAGAAGTCCGCCGATGCGCCGGATGGTCCGCGCGAGCTCTTCTTCGCGCTGACAGCGTCGAGGATCGCCACGCCGATCACCGATCAAGTCACGCGGCAGACCGGAGGCGGCGGTGCCGACGCCGATGAGCCGCTGAGCGGACGAGCACTCGCGTTCTACCGATCGCTGAAGCAATCGAAGCCTCGTCGAGGAGGCAAGGCGCTCTCGGATCAGGAGATCAGGGCGCTCGCACGTGAGAAGGCGGCGCTCGCGTAGCGCAGAGGAACCCCAGATCACTCTGAAGGAGCAACGACCATGACGGCACTCGCAGCAGACACGGCTCGCCCGCGTCGTAACACGCAAAACATGATGAAGGGCTCCGTCGTAGGCGCGGACAGCCAGACGATTTTTCAGGGGGCCGTTCTCTGCCATAACGGCGCGGGAAAGGTCGCCGAGGGCGCCGACTCGGCCGGGTTCTTCATCGCAGGCGTCTCGCCGCGCAAGGCGACTACGGGCACCTCGAACACGAAGGAGCTCGAGTACGAATGGGGCCACGAAGAGCTGTTCGCGCACGACGGCAGCCTCACCGCTGCGGACGTCGGAAAGAACGCGGCCCTGCTCGACGACAACACCGTCTGCGATTCGACGGTCACGACGAACGACGTCGTCGCGGGACGGATTACCGAGTTCGTGAGCTCCTCGTTCGTGTGGGTACACGTCGGCGTGTTCGCGCTGACTACGGCAACCTGATTCTGAGTCAACGGAACGGACTAACGGAGTAAGAAATGTCGATCATCGATCAGGACATCATCGACGCCGCCTCGGCGACCTTCGAGATCAAGTTCCAGGAGGTCTTCGAGCACGACGACGAGACTCCGTCGGTCGCCGATGCGATCGGGGAGATCGTTCCGACCGAGTCGGAGGAGAATGAAGTTGATCTCCTCGGCGCGATGCCGGTCATGAAGAAGTGGATCGGCCCGAAGGAGATGCAGGTCCAGCGCGCGTATTCGCAGCGCGTGTTCCTCGAGAAGTACGAGGCGACCTTCGAGCTCCCGCGCATGAAGGTCTCCTACGACAAGCTCGGCTTGATCGGACGACGCATCGATCGCTTCATGAGTCGTAACCGTTACTGGAAGGAAAAGATCCTCTTCGACTTCCTGGTTACGAACCCGACGGGATACGACGGCGTCGCATTCTTCTCGACGGCGCACCCTCACGGCCCCGGCGGAAACCAGAGCAACACGACGACCGCCGCTCTGGCGGTGGGCACGCTCGACACTGCCATTCAGACGATGCAGTCCTTGCGCGACGAGAACGGCGAGAACCTCGGCATCTCGCCGACGATCCTCGTAACCGGCCCGAAGCTTCGTAAGACGGCGATCGAACTCACGGGGTCAGACCGAATCGCGAGCGTGAACGCCGCTGGCGCTCTCGACCCGGGTTCGGCGGCTGTCGCCGCCGCGACGTTCCCGAACTACTTCGTCGGTGGGTTCCTGGATTACTTCATGTGGCCGCGGCTCGTCGGGACACAGGACGATTGGTGGATGCTCTTCGCGACGACCGCGGACGCGAAGGCGTTCCTCCTCTACGAAGGCCGCGCCGTCGAGGGCATCCCCCAAACCGACATGAACGGCGAGCACCGATTCATCAACGACATGCTCCGGTGGTCGCTCGAATCGGATCACGTGCCGGCCGCCGGCGCGTGGCAGGTCGCATACGGCGGCATCGTCGCCTGATTCGCACGCTGGCGCTCACGCGCCGCAGCCAAAGGAGACCCATGGATCCCATCACCGCTGTCGCCTTCTCGAAGATCGCGCGGATCGATCCTCCCCGGATCGATCCGCGTACGGGACTCGAGGAGGCCAAAGTTCGCGCACTCGTAAAGTGCATCCCTCTCTTGCAGGTTCTCCCGGGAGGCCACCTCGTCAAGAAGGGCGAGAACTACATCGAGGCGTACGTCTCCGACTTGCGCAAGATCGAAGCGCTCGTCGAGACGGCGACCGAGACCGAACTCGGCGACGTACAGCGTGAGTACGAGCGCCAGATGAAGAAGTGGCGCAAGGAAAACCGCAACGTCCCCGAGCGCGCGTGCCCGATCAACCCAGAGGCCGCGTTCCATCACGTGATGGGGCGTGATCGGCTCCCGCTCGAGTCCGTCGAAGTCCTGAAGGACGACGCGAAGAAGGGCGCAACGAAGGCGGCGTGAACCCGTGTACATCAACGCGGAATTCCTGAACGCGGCCTACGGGACGGGCCAGGTCACCGCGTTGTGTGGCACGACCGAAGAGCTCACCGCGACGATCGAACTCGCGGAGGCCGAGGTCGAGAGCGCGTTGACGATGGGCGGCTACAGCGGCGCCGTCCCGTCGTCCGTGTACACGGCGATCGGTGATGTCCCGAAGGTCGTGAAGCTGGCGGCGTATGGCGCGTGGCTCGAACTCGCGCACGGCCGGAACAGCCTCGAGATCCCGAAGGAGTTTCAGCCGTATACCCGGAAGATCGAGGATATCCGCCTCGGAAGGCTCGAGATCCCCGGGGTCCCGAAAGTTGTGGGGCGCGCCGTCGGCGGAGTCCTCACGACCGAGACGGACGACAGCATCGAGGGCGGGAAGCCGCAGATTTTTTCGCGCGATGCGCTCGAGGGATACTGATGCCGGTCATCATCACGGGGCTCGCGCAAGCGATTGCGGATCATCAGGAATGGGCCGCGCGCGCACACAACATTCGGCCGGTTCTTGAGGAGATCGGCGCCGACACCACGCGCGTGGTCGACGAGGCATGGAGCTCGCGGCGCTCGCCGGCGGGCGAGGCCTGGCCACCGGAGAAAGAACAGGCCCCGCCGACGCGGGCGGGGACGCGCAGCGCGCGACCCGCGCGTCGGTCCGCGGGCAGACGGCTCGAGGATGCGCACGAGGTCATCGTCGAGCCACGTTCGATCACGATCAGCGTTCCGGTTCCGCACGCCTCGTTTCAGTTCTTCGGAACCGAAGCTGTTCCGGCCCGCAACCCGCTCCCGGTCGAGCGCGTGCGCGGCGGATACGTCATCCCCGGAACTGGCACCGCCGCGGCATGGCTCGAGCGGATGCTCGATCGGATCCGGGCGTACTTGATCGCCGACGACGGAGATGCCGGTGGACGCTGACGCGATCATCACGGCGATCCGGGAGGTCGCGACCGGTCAGGGCGGTACGGTCCGCAAGGTCGCGCAGAGCACGATCCAGGAGGGCGTGTACGAAGGCCTGAACGACTCGCGGACAGCGCTCCGAGCTCGCGTGAGGACGGCGATCGACGTCCGAGCGCCGCGGATGCAGCGCACGGGCGCCGTCGGTCCTCAAACGGCAAACCGCGAGGTCATCTCGATCGAGGTCGACGTGATGTTGACGCACTCGACGGAGCACGAGCTGCGCGAGGACGAGCGCCACGGCGCGCGGGCGGCCGCGGCAGAAGACGCGACCGCGATTCGGAGGGCGCTCGGGTGGCCCGGAAACGTCACGGTGACGATCGCAGGGACCGCGACGGGAATCGTGAGCGGATGCCTCCTCGAGCGCTCTCCGTGGGCGATCACCCGCGAGGACTGGGGCAAGCGGATCTTGCAAAGCGAATTGCACCTTCGAGGGTGGGTCCTCGACACGCAACCGATCGCATGAGGCGAGCATGAGCATCGAAATCGACGTTCTCCGGTGGATCGGCGTGTTCGAAGAGCCGGACGGCCAATACCAGATCGATCACTCGTCGACGCCCGGCGACTTCTCCCACTTCCCGTGGAAGGAAGGAACGCTGCAAGCGAATCTAGGCCGCGCCGGGCTCGATCCGATGACGGGCAAGATGCGGCTCGACGGACACGACAAGAAGGTCCTCGGGATCCGGTCGTGTACGCTCTCGCTTGGGACGACGCTGCATTCTCACGGCCTTGATCTCGACGGCGACGTCGATCCGCCGACGAGTGCGCAGTGGGCACTCGACCGCGTCCTGAAAGCGATCATGGGCGGGCGCGTGGCGGACGGCGGTATTGCAGCGGCGGGCACGCAAACGACCGTGCAAGCGGGCACGACGACGACGACCGTCAACGTCACCGCGGGGCACGGCGATCGGTTCACGGTCGGCGGCGTGATCGCGTGCCAGACGGTCAGCGGCTCATCTGCGCTCGAGGCGCGTGAGATCCTTTCCATCACGACGGACGCGATCTCCGTCAAGCAAGCCTTCAGTGCCACGCCGACGACCGGGACGCCGGTTCGCGGAGGTGTGACCTTCTACCTGACCGAGAATCCGTCGACATCGCTTCAATGGCTCGTCGAGGGTCGCGAAGCCGAGGACGCCTACGTTCTCCGCGGGATGCAGGGAGGGTTCAACCTTACGCTCACGGTCGGAGATCTCGGGTTGCTCACGCTCTCGCTCGCCGGAGCGAGCTGGTCGTTGCTGTCGAGTGCCATCACGATCCCGAACTACCAGCGCTACTCGCCGATGGCCGGTGTCCCGCTCGAGGTCACGGTTCCGACGGTGGGGAGCACGACCCGTGTGGTCGTGCCCGAGTCTTCGGTCACCGTGGAACCGGCGATCGCGTACGCGCCGGTGAAGAGCGGCGCGGCGACGGAGACGGTTGCGCGCATGCGACGACAGCCAGCGCGCCCGGTCGTGCGCGGCTCGTTCACGGCGCCGAAGGAAGATAACACCTGGTACACGGCGCGCGACAATCGCGAGACCCGCGCGATGTTCGTGCAATACGGCGCGTTCGCTGGCTCGATCTGTCTGATCTCGTTGCCGACCATTCAGGTCACGGACTGCCAGCCCGCACCGGCGGACACGAACATCGCCGGGAACGTAGTTACGGTCGAAGGTCGCCACGACGAGGCGATCGGCGGCGTTACGGAGCTCGGATACTCGGCGTTCCGGGTGTCATTCCTCTGAAGGAGTCCTCATGTTCAAGAACACGATTTTCGAGCTCGTGCGCATGCACGATCCGGCGTTCGCCGGCGTCGCGCTCGAGAAGGTCAAGAGGTATGCGCGGAGCCGAGAGATCGCCGATCTCCCGGAAGTGGCGCCTGGTGCCCTGACGCCGGTTCGGTTTCACTGTCGGCGGCTCACGCGTTCTCAGGTGCTCGACTTCGTCGAGCTCGTCGCTCTCGATAACCGGAAGTTCGCGCGTGCCTTCGCGGCGGGCGTCGTGCGGGTGACCGGTGGTCGGTTCGGCGATGCGGGATGGGCGCCGGAGAACGCGGAGTCGAAAGAGCACCTCGCGATGACGGACGAGGAGCTCGACGAGGCTGGATTCGCAATCGCCGACCTCCTCGACATCGGGCAGGTGATCTACCTGAGGTCCGTCGCCCCTTTCGACTGTACGCCGCGCTATCCGCTGTTGCTTATGTCTCTGGCCGTCTGGGAAGGCAGCGCCCTCCACTTTGCGGAGCAGAGCCGGGACGCTGCTCCCCAGACCAGCGGGCCGCGCAAGGCCGCGTAGGAGCACAGGAGCAGAATGCGCGATCGCGAGCACTCCGAGCCGAGCTCCGACGCGCGTACCGCTGTCCCTGTGACGATCGCAGTCACCGGGCGCCGGGACGTTGGCTCGGGGCCCTGGGCGCCTCGATCCTCGGCGAGCTCGCCGCGATCGAGTCGACCACCGGAGCGCGACCGTGGGCCTGCCCTTGGTGGGGCTTCCACGATCCCGACGTGCGCCAGATCCTTCAAGCGCACGATTTCTACGAATCGGGCCAGCTGCGGGAATGGTGGGGAGACGACCCTCCCTACTGGCAGGTCCTCGGGGTTCGGCACTTCCATCGTGTGCTCGGACAGGTCCGGGCGGAGTCGATCCGACTCGCTCGAGCAGAGCGAAAGGCACGGGGAAAGCGCCTGCTCCCGCAGCTGCCCGCTGGAATGAACATTGAGCACGAGATCCGCGGATGAGCGACATCGGCATCCAGATCGATTACACGGGCGTCGAGCAAGGAGGACAGCAGATCGATGCTGTCGTCCAGCGACTCGGCGCATTGCTCACCGCGGAGGAGCGGGCGGCGATCTCCGCGCAGCAATTCGAGCGCGCGATGGAAGGCGAGGCGCGCCAGGCATCGGAGCTCCGCGGCGCGCTCGCGACCGCTGAGCAGGCGCACAACCGTCTCGGAACGGCCGCCCAGGGAGCCGGCCGGACGATGGTTCAGACCGCCGGCCAGGCCGGACAGCTCTTCGGGGCGTTCGGGAACATCGGACAGGCGCTCCAAGGGATCCATCCGCAGCTCGGACAGGCCGCGCAGGGGTTCTCGTCGATCGGATCAGCTGTCGCGGCATCCGCAACGACGATGGGCCCGCTCGGCGTCGCGATTGGTGTCGTGACGGCCGCGATGGGCGGGCTCTCGCTCGCTCTTCAGCTGACGCGGGATGACACGGAGGACTTTCGCCAGTCGATCGAGAACACGATCCCGACTCTCGACGATCTCCTGACGAAGATCCGACAGGTGAACGCCGAGCGCGCCCGCGAGAGCCGGATCGGGCTCGGACTCGGCGCGGGCGAGGAGCAGGAAGCGGCACTGAGCCAGGCTCAACGTGCGGCGTCCCGGGCTCGCGGCGCGGAGACGACGCTCGAGCGGAACATCCGGGGCCGGCGGACCGCGGGGCAAGGCATCTTCCAAGAGGAGGAGGATCAGCTCCGTCGGCTTCACGAGGCCACGCAAGCGGCCGAGCGTGAGGTCGAGCGGCTGACCGCTCTCCGCCAGCGACAGCAGACCGAAGAAGCGCAGAGCCTCGAAGAGGATCTCGCGGCAGCTGCGGCCGAGGATGAGGAGCGAGAGGCTCAGCGTGCTCGACGCGGTCGGCGAGGAGGCCGAGGGGCGGCGGCGCGCCGACAGGCTGCCGAGGAGCGCGAAACGTCGGAACTCGGCGCGGCCGTCCTCGGCGACCTCGACGAGGGAGACGTCGGGCGAGCGATCGAGGAGGAGGCCGCCGCTCAGGGGCTGCGCGAACAGATCGAGCTGACCGATCAGCTGCTCGAGATGAAACAATTCTTCCTCGAGCTCGACGAGCAGCAGGCCACGGCGCGCCAAGAAGCGCTCGAGAAGGAATCCGAGCTCGTCGAGAAGCTGAAGCAAGAGGAGATGGAGGCGGCGCAAGAACGCGAGGAGGCGGCGCGCGAGATCCATGGCCGCATCGAGGATACGCTCGCGTCGATCGCTGGCGCGTACATCGACGCTTTCGGCGAAGCGATCGAGGGGCAGAAGTCGATGGAGCAGGCCGCCCTCGACGCGACGAAGATGGTTCTCAAGGGCCTTGGCGAGGAGATGGTCGGGATCGGCTTAAAGGAAACGATCGAGGGCTTCGCGAACATCGTGAGCAATCCGCCCGTCGCGGCTACGAAGATCCCCGCAGGCATCGCGCTGATCGGAATCGGCGTCGGGCTCGGCGCCGCGGGCGCAGCGATCCCGTCCCAACCGTCCGCGCCGCCGGAGAGTCCGCGGAGCGAGGAGGAGGAAAGCGGCGGTGAGGGCGGGACCGTGATCCTGAACATAAACCAGCCGATCATCTCGGCGGCGACGCATGCACAGCTCGCGCGCGGGCTGAAGCGCCAGATCGGCGGCGATCGAGAGTTCCCCGCGAGGACGACGCCGTGAGCCTCTTCTTCGAAGCGGGCTACGACCTAGCCGAACTCGGCGGGTTTCAGGTCAACATCGTCGAGACGGGCGGCAACACGTTCTCCGTCACGAAGACGACGGGGAAGTATTTCCTCCGGACCTCGGGGTCGGGCGCGACGGGAGACTTTGTCTCGAAGATCTCCGCCTACATCGCACTCCTGACCGATCTTCAAACCGCGCTGAACGCGGGAACGGGAAGCGGGACGTACACAGTGACGTTTTCGCTGACCGGCGTGACGCCGGGTGCCGAGCGTGTCGTCGTCTCGCACGCGGGCGGAAGCGTGACCGCATTCTCGATCGCGCCGGTGACGAACGCGACGCTGATCGGGCTCACGTCGACGCTGTCGGGGTCCCTCTCGCACACGATGCAGAGAACCCCGACCTACTTTCGAAACGCGCGCGTCGGATTCTGGACCGATTGGTCTGGAGAGTACGAGGGCGGCGAGGATATCGCGATCGATCAGGAGAGCCATGACGGGACGCCGCATGGCATCTCGAAGATGGACGCCCCTTCGTACCTCGATTTCACGGTCCCGCTCGAACCGGTAGCGGTCGTCGGGAACTATCCGAAGCAAGTCGCCGTGTCCGAGTCGTGGACATGGCGATCGCTCTGGCAGCACGCCCGAAACATCTGGCCCATCGTGATGGACGACGCGACGGAGGCGTACTTCCTTCGCCTCCGCGCGGAGGGCGCGCGCTTTCGACCGCAGACCGTCGGCGGAAACTACATCGCGCACTGGGACCTTCCGTTTGAAACGCGCGTTCTCGCGAGGAAGTAAGTGCCCATCTACGCAAACCAGATCGCCGAGGGCGAGGGGAAGTTCCGGTGCCGCGTCGTGATCGAAGGCTGGCCGTACATCTTCGTCGACCACCGTTCGCTCGTGCGCACGCTCTCGGACGGACGCGAGCAGATCTTGGGCCTGAACCCGCTCTCCGTTCGCTTCTCTGCGCGCGCAGATCTCGCTCGAGCACAGCTGCGAGAACAGGAGATGACGCTCGAGCTCTTCGACGACGACGAGCACCGAGTCACGAAAGCGCTTCACCGCGTCCCCGCCGTGCGGACCGCGTTGATGTCAGACCTACACGGACTCGTTACTTTCATCACCGCCGCAGACACAGCTGGGTTCCCGAGCTCGGGCGTCGTGCACATCGGGAGCGAGGCGATCAAGTACACCGGGAAGACGTCAACGACCTTCACCGGGCTCACTCGGAACCACTGGCAGTCGGTTTTCCAATCGCACTTCACGGGCGACGGCGCGAAGCTCTCGTTCCCCGCGATCACGGACCTTCCGCGCGCGCTGCACGGGCGCCGCGTGTACATCTATTTGTACGGCTCGGGCGACAGCTCGACGAGTGATGGGACGCTGCGCTGGCGCGGGATCGTGAGCTCGGACGTGGACTACTCCGCGGGCGTCTATCGCTTCAGCGTGGAGCCGCTCGCGCGCCTTCTCGAGCAACCGATCGGCGGCGACCTCGAGGAGCCGGTTCCGATCCGAGGGATCTATCTCCACGCGCACGGCGGTTGTTGGAAGGTTGTTCTCAAGAGGGGTTCGACGGCGGATCAGGGCACCGCAGCGGCGACGAGCGACATCGTGACGATCACGATGTCGGGGTTCTGGAACGACAACGCGGATTTTTGTGCGGCGGTGAACACGAAGATCGCGGCCGCGACGGGCGGATGGGGCTGGTCCAGCGGCGCGAAGATTCGGCTCGAGCCGCTCGGTACCGACGGATACCGATTCGTCTACGTGACCGGATCGTCGGCGCACTGGGTCACGGTAGAGGGCGGGCGCCTAGATACTGGCGAGATCGCGCTGAGCCCAGTCGATATCGCCGGCGCCGGCGCCGAGCTCACACTTGGTCGGTGGCGAAACAGGGCGGGCGAGGACGTGTCGCTTCTGCTCGCGGACGACGAATACAAGATCGAGATGCTCGCGCCCGTGCCGCGCGGAACGCTCGGACTCCCAAGCCTCTCGACGCGTGCGCTGGAGTACTTCCGCGACAACGACGAGCCTGCGAACAACGACGGCTACATCTACCTTGGCGGGAATGTCGTACCGAACCTCGACATGATGGCGATCGTGCGAGCGGATGGCGGCGAGAGCGATGAGGAGGAATGGGGCGTGCTCTCCGAGGTCAATACGTCTCTCCGGCGGATCCGCGTGCAGTCTCAGCCCCTACCGAGAGCGCTCGGGCCCCAGACTCGCGTCCGACTCTTGCGCGTGATCGTGAAGTTCACCGACATCGGCGGGTTGGTCGACGCGGTCATCAGCGGCGCGCCCTCCGTTGCGAATACGGGCGCGCTCCCGCTCATCGTGGGCGACGATTTCGCGGACTCGGCGCCAGTGGGCGGATCGTGGGCGGAGCTGCGCGAGTCGATCGCCGAGCTCGGCCTTGCGTGGGATCGGATCTACGTCACGACCGGCGGAGTCTCGCTCGGCGAGATGCTCGAGCACGAGCTTCGTCTCGCGAGCTGCTATCTCGCGATCGACAGCTCCGGGAGACTGAAGGTGCGCAGGCTCGGACTTGTCCTCCAAACGGACGCGGGCGCGATCGATCTCACCCCATCGGCGATGAAGGGAGAGCTTCCATCGGCCTCGATGAACGCCGACGGCATGCTTCGAGAAGTCCTCGTGAAGAGCGGGTGGGACCCCGACGAGAAGGAGCACAAGGGGTTGACGATTCGGGTGCGCGACGTTCAGGCGCCGAGCCAGCTGTCGGGCGTGCTCGAGATCGCGCCGAGGAGTCGCTACGGCGGGTATCTCTTCTCCTCCGAGGACCCCGTCGAGGTTACGGTCGAGGAGGCGTATTCACTCGCGTCGAGCCTCCTGGGGCTCTTCGGCGACGGATACGAGATCATCACCGTGATGGTCGCGCTGACGCACTTCAACCTCGAACTCGGGTCGACGGTTCTTCTCACGTCCCCGCATATCCCGGATTCCGACGGGACGATGGGGATCGAGAACCGACCGGCGCAGGTGATCGGATACGACTGGTCTCCGTACGAGGGCCGCGGCCAGTTCACCCTGCTGACGCATGCGCGTCGGATCGCGGGCTACGCCCCCGCGCTGCTGATCACGGATCGGGTCGATCTCGGCTCGAACAAGTGGAAGCTCGTCTTCAACGGGCACAATGCCTACACGCCGCACTTGATCTCAAAATGGTACGTCGCCGGCGACGAGGTGAGGGTGATCCAGCGCAACACGGCAACACCGACGCGGCTCTCTGGCGTCGTCGACACGGTCACGGACTCCTCGCCGCCAGAGATGAACGTGATCTTCGACAGCGCGTGGACTCCCGGGTCAAATACGTGGAGCCTCGGATACGACCGCGCGCCGAACGTCGATACGACGATCCCAGGGTCGCGCAAATGGGCGCAGACCGGGTTCTGCTACGTCGCGGACTCAGTCCGCCGCATCACCTTCGCGTCGGGCGACGTCGACGCATACAACTTCGCGCCATGAGCTCGCCGTTCCAAGGAACCATCCTCTTCGACGCCGGTGACTTCGACACGGACGAGCCGCTCGACACCGTGCTCGTGCGCGATGCGCTCTTCGGGAGCGCGCTCCACAAGGCCGACATGCACGGTCAGACCCGCGCGTCATGGGTCGCGATCAAGGAGTCGCTCGTCGCGCAGAGCGAAACGCACCTTCACCCGGTTGTGCTCGGAACGATCGTGGTTGCGACATCATCGACCGATACGGCCTGGTACGAGCTCCCGTGTCGAGCGACCTACACGCCGAAGATTCGGGCGGACGGAGGCGGCTATCAGTTGCGGGTCTGGCTCGCGGGCCGGAGCTCCGCCGGAGAACAGGTTGATTTTGCCGTCGTCGCAGTCCCGCGAGGAGCAGCTGCAACGCCGGACTCCTCCTACCCGAGCGTGAGGTTTACGAACGTGACGTCGACGACGATCGCTGCGCTCGAGCCGGACGGCGATCCGTGGATGAATCTACCGTCGACCTTCGTCGGCTCGGCTTCGGAAATGGAGCGAGCTTGGTGGACAAAGACAGACATCGGCGGTTCCGGGACCACGGTTGAAGTTCCCTTGATCGAAGTGCGCGTCTTCGGACAGACGTGGGACGAATCATCGCAACCTCAAGTGTTTGGATTTCACCTCTCCGAGTTCGTCGGGCCCGACTGACACCGCGCCTCAGTTCTCCGCGCCCACGCCGCCGGCCATCCTCGGGTCGAAGTGGCGGCGATCGTACCGAGCAAGCGGACGAATCCACGCTTTGGCGAGATCCAGATCGGCGCCGCGGTCCGTGCACGCGCGTGGCGCGATCTCGCGATGTGCCTGCATTGGGTCCGGGCCCACGGGATGCACCTGGTCCCGCAAACAAGCCCGCATCTTCAGCTCTCGAGCGGCTCGAAGACGCTTCGGTTCCGTGTGCACCCGAGCGGGCGTGCGATCCAGCGCATCTGGCAGGTGACTCTGCGGAGCGAGCCGTTCAGCGGTGAATCGCCATTTCCGACGGAAGTTGATGTCACGTTTCCGGACTCCCAGACGGTTCGATACTACCCAGAGACCTATACGCTCCTCGCGAACTCTGTTGGGTTCCTCAATCGCAGGATCTACATCGAGGAGCTCAGTGCCAAGTCGAGCTCCCTGACCGAACTGACGCTCGTTTTCGCGCACGTGCGCGGCGTGCCCGCGTGGATCGAATCGGTGTCGTGCTTCGAGGCGCCGCGCGCCGTTCTGACTCAGGATTCGACCGATCGCGGCGTCGACCTGCAGACGCTCGTTCCCGGGCAAGCGATCTTCGACGGGAACACACCGTTTCGCAGCGTCGCCGCCGTCGCAACCGGATGGGTGAACACTGAGCCACGGCGTTCATTGGCGCAGCTCTATTTCGACACGGCGGCCGTGAACTCCGGGTCGTACACCGACATTTTCGAGCTTCCGGTGCCGATCATGCCCCGAAAGGATCTGATCACGTCGACCGGAAAGACGATCACATGGGACGTCTACGCGCGCACGACCGACGGGAGCACGAACGGAGACATTCGGATCTCCACGACAACCGGCGCGGCCAACGCAACGCTCACGATCAACGGGAGCACGACGTTCAGCTGGCGTGGGACGTCGACCGTGGCCGCGGGGCAGGAAGATCTCGGCGATTACGATCACGCGGGCCTGATCGGCGGAACGGACTTCGAGTTCTTCCAGATCGCCATGCGCGTTACCGCGGGCGGCGGCTCGATCGAGATCCAAGCGGTGTCGGTTTGGGAGGCCACCTGATGTTTCGTACGCGGCGAGCCGGGAAGTTCTCGTGGGGTCGAACGCGAACCAACCCACGACACTGGCCGGGCGGCACCAAGCCGCTCGCGACGACAATCATCAACGCCTTCGGTGGCGCGGGATGGGTGGTCCCTTTCCTCTACCTCGCCCGCGCGGATCTCGTCGACGCGGCCAGCGTTGGCACGTGGACGAATCTCGGGACGGGTCCGAATGCAACGCAGGGCACCGGAGCGCAGAAGCCGACGTTCAACGCGTCTGTTCTGAACGGTGGCCCTGCCCTGAGCTTCGACGGCGGCGATATCCTCTCGACGACGTCCATCGATCTCTCCGCGTATACCGCCGTCGCGTGCCTCGTCGTGATGCAGGACTCCGACACGTCCAATTCGCAGGTTTGCGAGTTCACCGGGGACGTCAACGCCGTGGACGGCGGCTTCGTCCTCGCGGTCAACAACGGCGCGACGGATGATCTCATGTTCGGGCAAGGGATCCCCTTGGGGTTCGTGCGGTCCGCCGCGTCGTTCCCCATGACGTCGCCGGCCGTTGTCACCGGAACCGCCGACCGAACGCTGGCGAGCAACGAGAACACGATCCGTCACAACGGAGTAGATGTCTCGAGCGCTCACACGTCGAGCAATACGAGCGGTGGCTACGCGAACTCGAATCTCTTCATCGGTGCGCGGACTGGTCTCGTAAACACGCTGACCGGTGATCTCGGCGCACTCGTGATCGCGTTCGGAACTACCTCGCCGCCGACCGACGCCATCTCGACGTCGGAGCAAGCGCTCCGCGCGGAGTGGAGCTTCTGATGCGCAACACGGTCCACGTCGAGGATCACGGCGCGCGCGGAGACGGTGTTTCACGCGACGACGAGGCGATCCAGTCTGCGATCGACATCGCTTTCGAACTCAACCGAGACGTCGAGTTGGCCGCGCGGACATACGTGCTCCACGCGCCGGTTCGGATCCCGAAGTTCGTTCACTTGAAGGGCCACTACCGCGGCGGCGACACAGCGCACGAGGGTACCGGCGACGGGCGCACGATCTTGCGCGCGGCTCAGCCGATGCGCGCGGTCCTCGATCTCCACGGAAACAAAACCTTCCGCCTGTCTGACGTCGTGCTCGACGCCAACTGCAAAGCCGATCACGCGCTCTATCTCGCAGGGTGCTCGCGCTCGCACTTCGATCGCGTGGAAGTCGGCGGCGCATTGTACGACGGCGTCCACCTGGCGAAGCACCAGGACGGCGGGGCGCATGCGATCAACGACGCCAACGCGTTCGCCGGGCTCACCGCCGGCGGAAACGGAGTCTTCTTCCGGACGCCAGGCGTAGGCACGGAGCACCTATTCGCTCAGCAGATCTCGACCCTCACCGGTGCCTCGGCGAGCGTCGCGGCCGGCTCCAACATTGTCTCCTTCGATGGCGTCGATCTGACCGAACTCGGGATCCGCGCAGGGGACCCGCTGCGGGTTGTCACCGGTGGCCGCGAGTTTTTCTTGATTCAAGGCGTGCTCTCGGAGAGCACGCTTCGCGTTTCGCTGGCGCCTGACGTATCGGTGTCCGGCTGCGACTTCGCGATCGGCCGCGGATGCGGCTACTACGAAGAGGACGGTTCGGGCGACAACAATACGAATCAGTTCCTCGGCGGGCTCTTCCGATGCAACGCGGGCTACGGGCTGGCGCTCGGCGGCGGTTACGGCCCGTCGGTTGTCGCCACGCAATTCGACTTCGGTCGATTCTGGGCGATCCGCGTCGGGTGCGACAGCACGGAAATCGGGATCACGATCTCCATGTCGCCTGCTTTCTGGCGACCGTACTTCGAGACCTTCGAAGCAAAGCCGTTTCTCGTGCGCGCGTGCACCGGCATGGGCGTCTACCACCCGAACGCGCCGGCAGATCTCTTCGACATCCCGCATCCCGAGAATGCGCGCGGCGTTTGCGTGGACGACGAGGGCATCCGGCCGATCGGGTTCTCGCGTTCGTACGTCCCCGCCACGAAGACGCTGGACGCACGGCTCGAAGGGCACACGGAGCTAGGTGGCGCTGCGATCCAACCCGTGCCGACCGGTGCGCCGCTTGATGCGTCGGGCGTGCACTGGATCCTGCGGCCCGGCTTGGAACCGATCACGCTGTCGGGCACGCCGACACTTGCGATCCGGGGGTCGAAACCGTTGTGGCTTCAGAACGACGGTCCGGGCTCCATCACTCTTCAAGACGAAAGCGTACTCGCGGGCAGCAAGCTAAAACTGCGTAGCCCGACGCTCACTCTCGAAGAAAAGCAAATCGTGCACCTGCTGTGCGACGGCGTGCACTGGATTCATGTCGGGTGACCCTCGTGGAACAAATCCTCGCTTTCGCCGCCGGGCCCGCCGGGATCGGGATCGGAATGGGGATCCGCGAGTGGATGAAGCGACATCAGGAGCGCCGTGAGCGCGTCGAACTCGCGCGGATTGCGGCGGAGGACCACGAGTCGGAGCGCGACGATCGCACGCTCGAGCGAGTCTGGGACCGTTTGGACCGCCACGAGGCGGCCCTCGCGGACTGCTACGAGCGCGAGCGGGCACACGTCGAACAGCGCGCGAGAGATCGGGTCGAGGCCGAGCACCAGCGGCGAGAGGACTCACAGAGGTGCCGCGAGGAGATCGCCGACGCGGTGAGGAACGTTCGCGCGGAGCTCGGCGCGGATGTCGGGACGATCGCGACGCATACGCGGAAGCTCGTTCCCGAGGCGGACCGCACGGGCCGACACGCGCTCGCGCAGATCGCTCGCCGGTCGTCGCCATCCATCCCGCGCAAACCGGGAGCCTCGGAATGAAATGCGACGACCTCCGCGCCGCCGCAGCTCGCAGAGCTGGCACCTGCCGCACTCCGAGCGTCGCGAGATGTTCGTCGCACGGACGCTGCTCGCGGAGGTCGACATGTTAGAGCAGGCGTTGGACGAACTCGCCGCGACAAACGCGAGTCCGGAGGAACGCCGCGGTCGGCTCGAGGTCATCATTGGTCGCCTGATCCGCCGCACGTGGGACGAAGCTGCGCGCTTCGAGGCCGAGCTCCGAACCGCGCTCGACGGCGAGCGCGCGATCCGTCTGAGACACGAGATGGATCTCCGGCGTCACGGGATCCCCGTGTCGACCGATCGAATGGACTCCGAACCTCCGGAGGGCTCCCGATGAAGAACGGTGCTCTGGCACTCCTTGGCGCGCTCACCGTGGGATGCGGCGCGAGCGCTCTCGGCGCGCAAGCGGACCTCGTAGCGATCGCCGGCGCGGCCGCGGCCGACGCCGACGCGGCGCTCGTCGCGGCGCGCGCGCGCGAGCTCGATGCCATCGTCGACGAGGCGCGGACCGAATGTGGTGCGGCGGGTTGTAGTGAGGCTCGAGCGGAGGAGGTCCGCACGCGATTCGCTGCCGCCGAAACGCGATGGGCGCCAGCGCTCGCCTGTCGGGCGCCCGTCGTCGAGGCGCTCCGCGCGTGGGCGGCCGGATTGGAGACGGCGAGCGCCGCGGGGACGCCAGAGCTCGGCGTGGCGCTGCTCCTTCGGCTGGGTGCGCGCTTCGTCGCGGAGTTCCGCGCGCTCGAGCGGTGTGTCGAGACGGCAGCACCGGACGTCGATCTCCCCGGGCTACCGCCCGGGTTCCTCGAAGGGAGTCCGTAGTGGAAGGCGTTCTCGCAGCATTGAAGCTTCTCGAAGCTGCCCTGGATATCGGGGAGGGGATCGTCGGCGCGATCATGGAAAAGGACGAAGCCGACCTACGCGAGCGGATCGAGAAGGCACGGGCGGCGATCAAGGACCCGATCGACACGTCGGCGGCCGACTCCGCGCGCCGAGCCGAACTAGAGCGAGTGCTGAAAGGCAACCGCGGGCCGTCATGACGGTCCAGCACGGCATGGTGATCGGCGGCGAGCTCATCCCGGGTACGGAATGGTGCCTCAGGGATTCGCGCGCGTGGTGGGAGCCGCTGATGCGCGGGACGCGTCAGCGCGCACCGCTCGTCGATCTCCTCGTCGGACATGCAACGGGCGGCGAGGCCAGTCTCGCATCGTACGACGACGACGGTCCTTTCGTGGTGCGCGGGATGCGCGCTCGTGTGCGCTCCGATGGCAGCCCGCTCCGCGTGGGGATCCATTTCGTGATCGGCGCGTGCGCTCGAGATGCGGAGCACGCGAAGGTCTGGCAGACATGTGATCCCGGTCTGATCGCGACGACGCACGTCGGACTCGGGGCCGTGAACCGCCGCTCGATCGGAGTCGAGATCGTCTCGGCGCTCTTCCCGGGCCCGCTCGACCACCGGAAGCGATCGCAGCTGAACGCGCATCTCCTCGGAAAGGTCGTCCGTGTGCTCGCCTTCGAGCGCGGCCAGGCCCGATCCTGGGTGAGGCTCGCGGAGGCGATCGCCGGACTCGATGGACTCGCAGGGATCGCGATTCCGAAGCGCGTACCTGCGCAACTTGCAGCGCACCGATTCACCCGGCGCGCGCTCGCGGCATACAGCGGCGCAATGGAGCACCTCCACGTGCCAGGAACGAAGAAGTCGGACGCGGCGGGGCTGCTCGTCGCGGAGCTCCTCGACGCCGGATGGCAACTGAACGCCTGAGGGAGAAGGACAGATGGTCGCCTACAACAAGTTCAACGCCTTTGTCGAGCACCAGGCCGAGAAGGTCCATGACCTCGGCGCCGATACTCTGAAGATCATGCTTGTCAACTCGCCGGCGCCGGCGTCGTCGAATAGCGTGAAGGCGGATCTCACTGAGATCAGCGCGGGCAACGGCTACAGCGCCGGCGGGACCGCGGTCACGATCACGGCGAGCTCGCAGAGCGCGGGCACGTACAAGCTCGTCGGAAACGACGTCGTCTTCACTGCTAGCGGTGGAACGATCGGACCGTTCCGATACGCCGTCCTCTACAACGACACGCCGAGCTCACCAGCCGATCCGTTGATCGGGTGGTGGGACTACGGGAGCTCGATCACGCTCAACAGCGGCGAGACGTTCACGGTTGATCTCGACCAGTCGGGCGGAATTCTCACGGTCGCCTGATGCTTTGGGCGCCGCAGAAGGGGGTGTACCGCATCGAGCACAACCTCGGCGGAGTAGGAACTACAACGCCGGGGACATCGGTCACGACGGGGGCCTCTAGCTCAACAAAGGGAACGCCGGCGGAGCTCATCGCGAGTACAGCGTTCGATGCGTATTGGGTCACCGTGATCGCAACGAACTACGGTCTCGCGGCCACGACATCGCAGGGATGCCTCGACATCCTGATCGGGAGCGCGACGGAGGAGGTTTTGATCCCGAACCTGTTGATGGGGTTCTGCGGAGGCGGAAGCGTTCTCGGAGAGTCCGCGAAGATCTGGGAGTTCCCCCTGTACATCCCGGCCGGGTCACGTCTCGCCGCGCAAGCCGCAGGCGATCGCACGTCCACCGCGATGCGTGTAGGGATCATCTTGCGCGGAGGCGACGGCACGCCGCATTTCAGAGTCGGCAGCAAGGTCACCACGTACGGGATCACGACGGTGCCGGCCGGCACCGACGTTACGGAGGGCGCGTCCGGTGCGGAGGGCTCATGGACGCAGATCGCGTCGTCGACGAGCGAGGATCACTTTGCATTTGTCCCGAGCTATCACCCGACCGACGGCGACACCACGTTGACC